TGACCTGCGGCTCTACCGCCCGACAACCCAGTTTTCATTCACTCTGAAATTTCCCACGATCGTACCGACCAACACCGACAGAATCGCTATACCCGTCGTTCCAACTCATCCACGATCGCCCCAGCAGCATCGAACGGCCTCCCCCGTGTCGGCCTGTGATGCCCTTTGATCCCCGGCGCACTGTTGACCTCAATCACCACATACTTCTTGCCAGCCTTGTGCCAATCCTCGACGATCACATCCAACCCCGCCAGCCCGAGACCAGGAATCGCCGCCACAGCCTTCTCCGCCGCCCGCAGATACGACGGATGCACCGACTCAGTGATCGCCTCATACGCGCCCGGTTTCCCGAGTTTGCGGAGCACGTGCACACACCGGCCGCCGACGACAAGCATGCGGACCTCAGTCCCACGCACTTGCTCCTGCACAAGCACAAGACCCGACACCCGGGCGGCAGTGCCGATAGCAGCCCGCAGCCCACCCGCAGTCGTCACACCAACAGTCGCGCCCTTACCCTGCCCCGGAGACGACGCAGGTTTCACCACCAACGGTCCCCTGCCATGCGCCCACTGAATTGCTCGTGCCGCAGTCGTTTCCCTACACACCCGCTCCACAGGAACGGACACGCCAGCATCGGCGAGCATGCGGGACGCGATGTCCTTGCGCTTCGCAATCTGCGCCGCGATCTGAGTATTGAGCGCCGACCGAGTGGACCAAAACACCTCCGTGCGCCCGTTCCGGGTAGCGGTGAAACACCAGGCGTGGCGCCACTTCACAGTGTGGCCTCGGCGCTCAAGCTCCTGGGCGATGAGCATCGTGTGCGGGTCGCGTCGTGTCATGGCCGTCGGGGCGAGGTCGAACGAGCAACAGCACCGACGCGGGGAACTGGTTGACGGGCCCGCACAGACCTTCTCCCACCGGTTGTGGTGGAACGCTTAACCCCACCAGCAGTGTTCACCTGGACACAGGTGAAACAGGAGTGGCACGGATAGAACACGGCACCAGACTTGCGCGGACGCCGACAGTGCCACGTCAACCGAAGCAAGTCCGGCGGACACGCTGCGATAACTTCCTTCTTCAGCAAGTGCTCAATCGGCAGCTCAATCTTGATGTCTCGCCCAGTGATGAGCTTCGGGATACCCGTCAAGGCACCGTTCGCGCGTCGTGAGGCTGACTCGAACGTCTGCCCTGCGCGGAGATTGAATGCGTCCTTGTGGCGCGCGTGGATGAGACTTTTGACGTCCCTGTGGCGAGGGTTGGCGAGGATCATTCCTGCCATATAGGAGTACGAGAAGTAGTCACGGGGGATGTGCTGGAACGTCGAGTAGTCGATCGTTGAGGAGCTGTATTCGAATCCGGTGAGACCCTTAGCGCGGAACCAGCGCAGGATCTGGTTCACGGCACGATTTTCAGCGTCGGCTCTGCCTTCTTTGGTGCGTAGATCCACGTGGTGCACGACGAGTTTCCGCCCTGCCGATAGGGCTTGATACATGCAGTAGGTGGAGTCGATGCCGCCGGACAGCATCAGCAGGGCGCGTGTCTTGGCCACCAGGTCCCCCGTAGTTACTCTGGTCCGCCTCGCGATTGTGGGGTGGTGTCGCACCCACCGGAGGCGGGTGGTGGGCGCGACACCGGTCGAGGGAGGACTAGGCGGCGAACATGAACTCGTCGATATCTTCGTCTTCGCCTTCGCCGCCGTTGGGGTCGTCGAGCGGGAGGCAGCCGCACCCAGCCTCGGGCGGGGGCACGGTGGTGACGATCATGCGGCCGAACCGGTCGGCATCCAACGCAGGTGTGAGAGGCGCGGGCTCGCCACCGGCCATCTGTACGTCGTACGGGCCGGCTCCCCAGCCGTGGTTGGCGCGGGCGGTGGCAGTGACGCCAAAGGTGATTGCCCCGTCCTCGATGGTGAAATCGTTGAGCACACCACCCGAGAGGCACGGCAAAACCATGTAGCCGAACTTCGCTTCGCCCTGCTCACCACACGCCTGTTCGGAGTGGATACCGGTCCACAACTCGAGCGCGAACCCGGTGTCGCAGGAGATGTCAGAGAAGTCGAACCCGATCCCGTCCCCGGTGTCGGGGTCTTCGATCGGGTCGATCCCCGTCATGATCGCGAACATGTCCGTGTCGACGTTGCAGAAGTTCAGTGTGACTTCGATTCCGGTCATCGAGGTGCATGCCGGGACGGAAACGCAGATGTCGCCGTTGGCGTTGCGGACCTCGATCTCCTCACCCTCCGATGTTTGGGGGGAGAACTCGGCGGACACGAAACCGTCGGAAACGACTTGGGAGCATTCGCCGTAGACGGGGCCGCAGCATTCGTTGACGCGGGTGACGCGCATCCGGCGGCCACGCACAGGGGTGAAACAGGTCATGATTTCCTCCAGCTATTCGCAGCAGCAGGACGGCGAGAACAAGACAGCTGCGGTGAGGCAGTCCCAACCGACGACGTACTGGCGTTCAGCCAGCGCGGTGATTTCGTTGGTGCGCGTGTTGAACCCCGCCGACGTGGGATTCGGTGCGTCTTCGATGGGGCCGCGTCGCACCATGAGCGGTCCGGTGGCGTAGATCCAGTAGGAGCCGTCGGGGGCGGGGGTGCCGCCGGGCCCGGTGTTGGCTTCGGTGTATCCGGCACCAGCTGCGATGGGTACGCCTTGTGTGGTGACGAGGCGCCCGGATTCGCGGGTGACGTGATCGGCGAGCCATGGCACCACGGGTCGCGGCATGTGCAGCACTGGTTCGCCGGTGAAGGCGGTATCGGCGTGCTCGTACAGAATCGCCAGTAGTTGTGCTGCGCAGGTCGCTTCGCCGAGGTCCACAGTGGTGGGATCGGCGAAGTAGGGCTGGTTGCCGCCTTCCCCGGTCCACAGCGCGTATTCGACGGCTTGTTGTTCGCCGCCGGTGAGGTGTGCCCGCGCGCGGTTGCGGATCTCGTCGAGGGTGTGGCCGAGTTTCTGGCAGTGCCAGGACCCGTAGACGGTGATCGGGTCTGCGGTGCCGTCTTCAGGTGGGGCGGCGAGGACTTTCTCGCCGGTATCGGGGCCTTCCCCACCTTCGTCGTCTTCGCCTCCTTCACCGTCTCCGGTGCTGGGTGCGCAGTCGTCGATCCACAGTCCGGGGCGTTCGCACGGCAGCGGTTCCCACTGCACCCCCAACAGTTCGTGAGGGTCGGTGACGTCCACGATGGACGCCACGCTGAAAAGCCCGTGACGGTGCGGTTGCCGCACTGGCGCGGGTACTGTGACGCGCATTCGTGGACTCCCTTGCAGGTACGGGGCGGTGAGGTGGTGGCCCGGTGAAGGGGCGCGTGGGGGAATGTGTGTCGCGGCTTCCCCTTCGCCGGGCCACGTTCAATGGAGCGTCCGGTCAGGCGTTTTCGCCGCCGCCTTCGCCGCCCTCGCCTTCGCCCTCACCGCTGGAGCAGGAGTCCGTGAAGCACGCGATCGGGTTGCCGCAGTGCGTGGCGCCGGAGGGGCACACCGGGATCGTCACGACACGGGAGTCGGTGCACAGGTTCGCCACCAGAAGACCCTGCTCGGTGAACAGCCGCGTCATCTTGTTGCGCTTCAACAGCTCGCTGTCGTACAGCGTTTCGAGCTCGATGACGGGTTCCAGGCCACGAACCCACGCGCCCTCGCGGTACACGAGGTAGCGGAGGTTGCAGGGCCACGCGTGCGCGACACCCTTAGCTCCGACGACCTCGGTCTGCCAGCCCTTGACCCACTGGATACGGCCAACACCACGGTCGTAGAACAGGGAGTCGATGTAGTCGTCGCTGATGCGCAGGAGGTCGACACCCATGCGGTTGGCGAGGTCGGCGCGGATGATGCCCTTCGCCCAACGCGGCAGCACGATCACAGGCCGGTCACCGACGCCGAGGAAGTAGTCGGCGCGCAGGTCCTCCACCTGAAACTCGATCGTGTTGAGCAGGGTCGCCGTGAAGCCGGCGCCCTGGATCATCGGCGCGGTTTCCTCGTACACGATGGGAGTGGACTCCGCTTCCATCTTCGCGATGGTGGCGGCGGAGATCCGCACGGCGTGGGCGACGAGCATCCCCCGCACATAGCGTTCGGTCCACTCCGGGAACGCCTTGGTCTGGAGAATCCCGGTGGTAAGGCAGGCACCCTCGACGCAGGCACGGACCTCTTCGGGCTCGGGGCAGGGGATCTCCGCACAGGGCTTCTCAACGCCGTCGATCAGCTCGTCCTCACAGAAACCCCAGAGGGCATCCGAGAAGTCGGAGAAGTCCGGGGACTTGAAATACTGCAATCCACCCCGGGTGATCGAGATCTCCGGCAGGGAGATGAGCTGGTCGGCGACCTCAGGCTCACACAGGTCGTACAGCACCTCGGACGGGGCACACCATCCACCGTCGGCGGTCAGCACGTCACGGTTGGGGCCACGTTTCTCGAAGTCCTTGATGGACTCGAGCATGCGTGTGGTGACCGTCGCTGCTGATTCCTTGCGGGTGACGGCTTCGGGGAGCGCGTCGAGGTGGGCGCGGGCGAACATCGCGGACCGCTGCCCGGAGGACACAGCGAGCGCTTCGGTGCGGCGGATCACTGCGTCGGCCACAGCGGACGCGGTTTCGAATCGCGCCCCGGCGGACACGCCGTTGATCTCGGCGCCGGCGGTGAGGGCGGTGTGCCACCGATCCCGCTGCGTTTCCTTCGGTGCTCGCGGGGTCGGCGCTTTCGCGGCGATGTCGGCCACGGAGGGGCGACCGGTGTTGGCGGTCGCGGCCATAGCCAGATCCGGCTCGGCCTCGGCGGCGGGAGTGTGGGCCGGTGCAGCAGTGTCGGGCGACGGGTCCTGCTGCACCGGGGTCTGTGCGGCTGCGTCCTGCTCGGCGCGGGCGGCGGTGTCGGCGGCCTGGCGCTCAGCTTCGGCGCGCTGCTCCACCTCGACACGTGCCTGCTCGGCGGCGGCGCGACGTTGGCGAGCCTGCTCCGCAGCCTCCTCCGCCGCAGTGCTCGCGGCCTCCGCAGCGTCGAGGGTGGTGACCCGAGTGCCGATCGACGGGAGCGTCTGGGAGATGCGGGACATCTCCTCCGTGACCTCGTCCGACGGATCGGCCTCGCGGAGTTCGTCGAACCGGGCAATGAGCCGGTCCTCCAGCTCAACAAGCTCGTCGCGGTTGAGGTCGTTGATGTTCTCAGGGATGTCAGGCATTGCTGCCTCCACAGACTCGGGCGCATCCCCGTGTCTGGTCTCCCTCTGCGTGTGTCGCGACCTGGAAATGAGAAAGAGGGACCGGGGACACGCAAACGAACAAGAGGTGTTTGTTTGCGATGTGCCCGGCCCCTCCTTGGAGCGCAGACGACACAACGATCACGCTGGGGTCGCAATCGTGCGTCCCAACCCGCGTCTACCAGCAGAATAGCACGCCGGTTTCGTTTAGTTGTGAAACTCGCTCATCGGCCTTGTTTTACGCGCCACTTGCCCTTACGGATGTTGGCCTGCGTGATCGCACGCTGCTTGTCACCGGTCTCCATCACCACACGACCGCTGACAACAACCTCGTACTTCGTCGCGCTCGCGGCAGCTCTTTCCTGTCGAGCCTTGTTCCGGGCTGCGCATGGTGCACACGCCATCGTCAGTTCCTCCTCGACTTCCGGTACTGGTCAACCTTGCGTGTCAACGCTCGTTTGCGGGCGTCAGCGACAACCGCGAACGCCTTGACTGCTTCCTGTTCGCGGCGGCGTTGGAGCTCGCGTGCTTCGAGCTCGTCAGCGATCGACGACGCCAACGCCTGCTCATCCAGGCTGCCGTCGGAGCGGATGGGCTTGCGTGGGATGTGGGCGAGCATGTCCCGTGCCGCGACCACAGCGACGGTGTCCTCACGGGCACCGGGGACAGGGAAACCGGCTTGTTCCACTCCAACGGCGGCCATGAGTTCGAGGTGCGCAGTACGCCACTCCCCGGACAGTTTCCGCAGCTGCGCAACCTGCTCCACTGATAGTCCGGGCAGGAGGGATCCGGCGACGGCGATGCCGTGCTCGTCCTCGTAGGCGCGGACCACAGCGGCTGGGGTACAGACACGGTCGTGGTAGTCGCGGGCCTCGGCCACGTCAGCGTCGAGAGGTGCGTGGTCGCATCCGACGAGCAGGACGCCGGCGCGGACGGTGCTTCCGTCGGCGGTGACCACGTCCTTGGAGTGGAACAGGTCGTAGGCGATCCTGCTCTTGGGTGCGTACACGTCCTCATCACGGATGCCGACGTGCGGAACTCCCCACGGGGCGAGGTGTCCGTACACCTCCGCGTCGGCGGTGACGGTGATCGGGGTGGGCCTGTTGAGGTTGCGGGGTTGGAACCGTTCGGATGGCGGGTGTTCCGGTGCGTTGGTGACCGCGTCCGCGACGATGGATGCGTTGTCCAGCACTGCTGACGCGGTCAGGTTCTTCAACGCGTCCTGGAGATCCTTGGGCAGGTCGTCCACCTCGATGGTTCCGCTTCGGGGATTCCGTATGCGGCGAACGAGGTCGTCCACATCGATCGTTCGGGGCTCCGAGGTACGTGCCCTGCGTCGGGTTTCACCGTTGCGGCGGCGGGGACGGTCTTCGTCGTCGGATTCCCACGGTGGGGTGATGTCGTCGTCGTTGAACTTCGAGCGGAGCCGCTTGTACAGGGTGTTCAGGCGGGATCGCATGCGATCGTGGTCGGTTTCGGGGACATCGACTTGGTTGAGGCGTCCGGCGGCGGCGTACACGCCCTTGGGCACGATCCGCAGGCGCCCGTCGATGATGTCGGCGAAGCCCATCTTGTAGGCGGCCAGGGTCTCGGGGTCCTTGTCCGGGTCGCGGTACAGGAACGCCTGCGACAGCTTGCTGGCGTCCACGTCGCCGTTGTCGTTGGTGGCCCAGTCCAGCACGCGTGTGCGGGCTTTGTCGCCGTCCCAATCACGGTCACGGTCGGCGATCGGTAGGTCCGTTTCGCCCACCACGGTTGCGGTCACCGTCTCCATCTGCATCCCCTCCTCGGGTTGCGCCACGGTGG